ATTATTTTAAAAGTGTATTATTACACTTCACAACCAACGCTAATTGGTACCGGGCCGGGGACTCGAACCCCGAACCAATTGATTAAGAGTAAGTTGCCCAATTAACAAAAAGTCAACTGCTCCTAATCATGTGAAGTAGGGTCAGTAAAAACGACTGACTGATACCATTGCAAGCTTTTTTTTATTTTGTGCAAAAAAAAGAACCGTCTCGGTTAAAAGACGGTCCTTAAAAGAAAAGAAAAGGTACTATGAAATACCTTAAGATTCTAAGCTACTTGGAGTTGTTTATTTTGTCAATCTTGCAGTAATCCTGCCTGTAATAAATAGGCATTTATCCTAGTGTCCAATTGCTTTTGTGGCTTTGCTCTTTTTTGCAAAAGGTCTGCCATGAATTTCGGATCTTGTACCGCTTGAGATAATACGCCTTGGACCTTGAGTGCAGGTACTTTCTCAAGCATCCTTTGAGCCATTTTGGAAAATGCACTTTGCGCTATTAGCGTAGTGCCGCCCATCATTTGGCCTACAACGGAATTTGCCCCAAGCTTAGAACCAAATACCCTCGCTAGTAGATTTATCACGCCATCTCCTGTGCTAATTAAAGTATTAAGCTTCCTTGGATCTGTTGCTGCATCTTCAAAAATCTTTGCTTTATTAGAAATTTTAGTGAGGTTTGCAGATTGTTCAGAAGTAATTAATCCCGTCTCTAAAAGATTTTGTCTTAATGTAGTTTTACCAACTTTGTTATTTAATAATTCCTCAAGGTTATTACCGCTAATAAATCCATCAAGGTCACCACCTTTAACTGTTGATCGCTTGATTAATTCATCAAATACCCCGTGCCTTAGTCCTTCTAAAGCATCAGCATTTTTACTGCGTTTTACAGTGCGAACTAGATCTTTAAAAGCACTCTTTTGTAAATTTGAATCAAAAGCCCTACCAAGCACTTCTGATAAATCATCTTTACCGCGTGTTATTTGTGCAGCCAGACTCTTCTTTTCTATAAATGCCCTACCCTTTTTGGCAGTTTCCTGTAATGTAGTTGCAAGTTTCACTTGTTTATCAACATCAGTAATATCATCAAGCATACCAACTTCACGCAATGTAAGCTGGTTGTTGTTTATAAATTTTGATAAAGCAGCAGGCTTAATTTGATTTGTAAATGGATCAATTATCTCTGCCGCTGCACTTTCCATAAAGTCACGCTGTAGTTTATTTAATGTTTCTGTGGTAGCGCCTGTCTCCATTGTATCTATGGGTCTTTCAGTCGCACGCTTTAGTGCTTGATAATTAAATGCTCTTTGTGCGTCAGATGCTTGTCCTGCTTTTTCAAGCATAACACCAGGTTCTGCTTCTCTTAATCCACGAATAAGTTTTGTATTAAACTTCTCATTTAATGTGCGTGAAAACTCGCGAGCTACATTGGCGGTTACATCGGTGACTTGATTTAAGTCTTCAAGCATACCATCTGCTAATTTATTAAGCATCCTTGCGTCATTAAATCGTCCGGTAGCTTTTGCTTGCCGAGCAAGATTTAATGCTACGCTTCTTTTGCGAAATAGTTCTTTAGCGCCAACTCGTACCACAGGGTCCAGCCCTTGCTGTTGTGCAGTAGCTATAAAACCACGACCTGGTCTCTGTGCAAGTGTTGCTTCCTTCCTTTTTATTAAGCCACTTATAAAACCTTCCAATGGTTTCATAACCTGCTCATTAGGACTGATCTCGTCCTTAATTGAGTTGAATGCTTTTATAGTTTTACCTGTTGGACTAGGCACAGACTTATCGACATCATCCCATAGTCTAGTTTCCATTTTCCTAGCAATCTTCAACTCACTATCGATTATCGATCTAGCTTCCGCACTTGCTTTGACCGCATCATCTTTATTCTTAGTAAGAACCTTACCTACGGCAGATACTGCTCTGTCTTGAGCCTTTTCTACGGTATTATCAAGGTTCTTATTAAGAAATTCTATCCTTAATTGCTGTGCTTCCTTAACTACAAGTGGATTTGTAGAATTATTAAGTTTCTTAATTTGAGAATTAAACTTATCGATAGACTTTTTATTCTGTGTACCAATCGCAGTTTTTAATTCATCACCAGCGTCAGCTATTAATTTATTTTCAATTGCAGTAAATATTTCACGACCTTTGGGATCTTGAATAACTTGTGCAGATGTTAAACCAGATCCCTCTGCGCCACGCAATTGCTGAACTAGGTCACTCATCTTGCGCTCATCCATTTCAGGATTTTTTGTAAGAAATTGATTTTGCTCTAAAATGTCTCGTACTTTACGAGATGCGGCTTGCTCGCGCCCTGCTGGGGAAAATCCTTCCATTAACCCTTTAGCTTTACCACCTATCGATCTTGCAACATTCATAGGATTAACAATGCCGCCAATGATTTCCGCAGGCATACCTACAAATTCATTACCTGGTGCAACCGCTTCTGCAATTGCTCTACCTTGCCCTGCACCAACAGCAGTTGCTCCTTCTATTGCCGCCATCTTGCCAGGACTACGAGCTGTGGATTTAACCATGTCGCTAGTCAAGTTTTTTACAACAGAACTTCTCGGTGCAGACTGCATTGCCGCTTGGGCAGGAGATACTTTACTTGCTGCACCGAATACAGGTGCTGCCATTGCTGTTGCTTGACCCACTGTTCTGCCTCCCCTTGCTAATGCCCTTTGGTCTACAGGCAAATCTTGCTCATCACGATACCCCATGCCGCCGACAGCCAAGGCTTCTTTGATTGACTCACTTCCTCCGAATGGTGCCTCTGATGGTTGTATGAAATCTTCAGGTACGCCAAGTTTCTCTAGTCCTACATCTGCACTTTTTACTAGAAAATTCATTATATCTACAGGTGCGCCAAGACTATCAGCTAGGAATCCAACATTAAAACCGCGAGCAGGTGCAGAGATTAGTTCAGAAAAAGAAGATGCCTTATTTAGTTTTGCATCACGGATTTCACTTAATGTCTTTTGTTGATCTTCTGTAGATAAATTACGAAATGAATCATCAATTTCTACTATTCCAATTCCCTCTATTTCTACTTTTGCCATCTTAATCTAGTATTCTAAATTTAATATTTGTCGATGTGGTCCCTGTAGTCTGCCCTATCTCTTCTTTTTTAATAATTTGATCTAGTGCATCAGCAAGAGAAGGTAGCTTCTGGATATTATCGAAAGCCTGCTTTCTTTGACTTTCCGTACCTAATCCCGCAGTTACAGTTTTCTTATCAATCTCAATCTGACTGCGAAGCAAAGCGGGTAGTTTTGTAATTTTTGCACGAAACGTACCATCGTTATCGCTTGTTTGGGGAAGTATTTTATTAATCTCTTGTTGTGTATAAACAGAACCTTTGTCACTCAAGGCTTTCACAAATGCAGGTCTTAATTGTTGATTAATAATTTCTACTTGCGCCTTGCCTTCAGCATCTGCCTTGAATGGCGTGCCTCCAGAAATATAACCTGCTACAGCATTCGCCGCACCTTTAAGGGTTCCTGCGATATCTCCCTGTGCAGCAATACTTAAATTATCAAGTTTTACTGCGGGTTCATTTGTGGTTTTTGTTGGGGTTTTACTTGCGTCAAGCACGCCTTGCAGTTGCACAGATTGTTTTCTTAAATTATCAGCTTCTGCTAAGTTTTTTTCTTGTTCAGATTTTAAAGTTTGCAACCTTTGTAACTCAAGAGGATCAAGTTGCCCCATTGTCTCCATCTTTTTCTCCAAGGCTTTTATCTCAGTTGCTCCTTTAGCTAGGTTTTGTATAAAAGTTGCTGACTTAATTTTAACCTGCAATTCTCTATCTTTTTCTGTTTTTGCTAAAAATTCATTAGATGCTTTCTGAGCCTCGATTTGCTCATCTAACAATTCAAGTTGCGCACGAACTTTATTTCTTTCTGTTTCAGATTTTATCGTAAGTAAACCTTCCTCAAGCGCTGATTTACGATTAGACAAATCTTTTGCGGCTAACTCTAAACCACTCATTGCAATCTTACTCTGTTGTGTTGCCTCTTTGAAATCAGCTTCTAATCCAGAAATACGATTTTGACTCTGCATTAATTGCAACTTTGGTAATTGAAATAACCTTTTCTCTTGCTCATCAATAAATGCAACCTTTTCAGCAGAAGATTTTGTTGGATCATTTAAAAACTCGTCAGCCATTGTTTTTTGCCCCGGAGATAATACTCCTGCTTGCACAAATTCATCCATACCATTCATAGCAGACTTTACGCGGGCATCTGCTTTCTTCTGCTTCTCCTTATTTAGCCCGTATTTCTCAATTGCCCCTCCGATCTGACCTCCCATATTGGCAAACATTTGCCCTTGGGTTTGCCCTGCTCTGGCGATTAGATTAGCGGCATTAGCGGTTGAGCCTAACGCGCTTCCGTAATTACCTGAAAAGAATGGTTTTCTTGCCATGTTATTTGTCTCCTATTTTAGAATCCATCCACTTGCGGATAATTGATTTTAGGCGAGGCTTATTACTTATCCAATTGGCAAAGCGTTCGCCATATTCTGCATACAGTTTAAAGAACCAATTAGGTGATTCTGTGAACATCCACTCACGAAACTGTAACCACGATGGATTAGTGGGTCCATAGACCTCGCGTGCTACCCAACAAAAGAGTGATGCATTGCTGAGTAGTCCTCCAGCAGCAGCACCCAACCCACCCATGATACCTGAACTTCTGCTTGCATCTGCGGCTACATTGGCAGCATACATGTTTGCCTGGTTTGCATTCTGTTGACTGATGTAGCCAAGTCCTGCTTCAGGGTTTAAATATTGTGGACCTGAATCTAGTCCATATCCCGCTTGTCCAAATACACCTTGCCCGGCTTGCAGACTTCCTCCTCCGCCTCGGCCCAACAGTGCTTGGAATGGATCGAGGGTATACTTGTCTTCCATCTGTGCAAGGTTACCCAACGCATTAATGTAATTACCGAGTCCTTGCTGGCGTAAGCTTTCATTTGCTCGTTCAGCATCCATTGTAGCACCGACTCCAAATTGTGCAGCTTGTTGTGCTTGACCCTGATTAATGACATCTGCTTGTTGCTCTGACTGTGCATCGAATGCTCTAGCTTGCTGATCCATCTGTGCTTGTGCCAGGAGTTTAGCCTGATCAAGTTGTGCTTGCTGAGAGTCTTGTTGCATTCCAGCTTCTAGGCCCATTGCTCTGGACTGCTGAAGCATCTGTGCATCTGCTAATGCTTTTCTTTGATTAAGTCCCGCCTGCTCACTTTCCTGTGCCATTCCGCGAGTGATGTCTCCTTGCTGTAATCCTGCATCCTGTCCAAGCACAGATTGTGCAAAGGAGCGATTCTGCATACGGCGGTTGTTGTCCTCCTGTACGCGAGCTTCAGCTTCCGCAATTGCACCACTTTGATCAAATGTTCTTCCCATGAGGGTGGATCTCGCACGGGCGGCATCTGCGATCTGTGCTTGTTCTCGCCCGGTTAAACCTGCCCCTAGTGCTGTCTTAGCATCTCCTAGTAGTTGTGATCTTAAAGTATCTTGATTTCCCGCACCTGTTGCCAACTCTCCTGAGAATTGTGTGTTAGCAGTTAGTTGTAGAGGATCAGCTACTTGAGCCGCAGCGAAACTTGTATCCGCATCAAGCGTTGGTGCTGCCCCTACTTGTGCGGCAGTCATGGTGGCGGGTCCACCCTCACCTCCAACATTTCCACCAAATGTGTCATCGGTAGGTATACTTACGGGTCCACCTGAACCTGTTTGTATCATCTCATCTACTGCGGACGCATTGCCTGCATCTACATCTGCCTGTGTGGCTTTGCGCATACCTGTGAGGTTTTCGCGTTGTTGCTCTAGAAGTACACGGGCATCATCAAGTCCTGTAGTAGTGGCAGGTTTATAGTCTGCCATCACATCCTGGTAACGGTCTGATAAACGCTCAACATCAGATAAGTCAGCTTCGCGTTGGCGGGAGAGGTTACCCCGTTGAATATCTTCCGTGTAGGCAGATAACCCAAGAAAGTTACCTTGGGCATCAAACCCTGCTTTACGGTTAGTTGGTAATCCTGTGGCGGGGTCAATCGCATTGCGACTATCTCCGAGAAGATTAATCATTCCGTCACCTGCAAATGAGGCGGGTATTGTTTCCGTCTGTCCTGCTTTTGATTTATCTACGATTATCTGCCCGTTTGGATCTTTGCCGTAAACGGGGGTTGCGTCTGCTGGGGGGGTGGTGACAGTAGTTTCTATTTTACCACCATCAGAAAGGTCTAATGCTTCTAAGCCAGCTCTTTTGAAGGCTTCCAGTTGTCCTGACGGATTTCCGACACCAAAATCATTAGTGGGCGTTTTTTGTGCATCACTAATACTAGGGTGTAAGCCTATAGATACGGGCAAACCATTCTTTACTCTGGAAATCCCACCGGTTGTGCCATTACGAATAGAGTCCTTTACACGTTCCGTGGACTCATTTAAGGGAAATTTTGAATACCCCTCTTTAATAACGCTTCCTGTTTTAGGATCTTTAAATGTAACCTTATATACACCAGGCCGGTCCGGTTTAGTACCACGGTTCCCTCTATAATACGGCGGTACTTCTTCAACAAATTCTATATCAGGCTTTACATTTTTTGTCGTAGTTGTGGCTTCCTTGCCACCCTCATATCCAACGACTAATCGCCCCTCACTATCGTAATTGCCGCTAGTTGATTCCGTTCTATTGCCTAATAAAGTCTGACGTAGAACATCTGTATCGATCTGTGCAGTCTGTTGGCGAATGGGTGCTTCAACTCCTTGAATGATGTCACCTAAATCACCACCTTCAAAGCCTGCTTCTGCGTATATGTCGGCATAGTCTCCCTGTCCGAGCAGTTGCTCCATTTGTGCCTTCATCGCGTCTGCCATGCCTTCGCCATAGCTTGGTTGCTGGGGTAAATTGTAGTTTTGACTTCCTCCGCACATAATAAGTTTCTCCTAGATTTTTGGTAAGTTTTTGTAAAAGATGTTAGTAGGCCAGACAGGTTCAAAGCCAAAGTGTTCCATATGGTTTTTATACGGACTGTGACTATTGCAGGCTATGAATGCTTGGTTTACACCTTTTTGTGAAAGCATACTTTCCTGTATCTGATTTAATATTAAAGAGTCTTTTGCCCCTACTTTCTTACTATGATGCCAAAGTAATACCATAGGGACTTCGCACAGATTCCAACCTCCAACAATTTCATTACCCTTCATGACTGCATGGGTAGGGATTTTCATGTTATCATTATCTTCTTCTGCTAGTTTTGAAACTAACTGAAGAGTTTTGGGGTCGTTAATTTTTAATACTTTTGGGATGTTGCTCATGGTCATTCTGACATTAGATATTCATCTGCATCTGTTGCACTCACTGCACTACCCAGGTTAATACGAACCCAATTTGTACCGTTATCCACAGCAAGGCATGGATTTCCACCATCACCATCACTTACATAGATAAGTCTCCCGGTTGTGCCATTGGCAGGTAAGGATGATACCGTCTTGTTCTCTAGGGTAACGGATGTTGCGGATATGGAATCAACTGTGACTGTTGGTTCACCGAGTAAATTTAACGATGCGGCATCTGTTTCCACGCCTGTGGCAAAGGTAAAACCTCTTGTAACTGTAGCAGTGGTAGCCATTACGCTATGTCCCTTCTTGTGCTTGCTCCACCTGCTATCGCTTCCACACTTACATGACGGAACTTCGGTGATCCACTAGACACATCAATCTCGACATTTGCGGCGTAACCTCTCGCGCGTCCACTGCCAAAGCGAATTAATTTCTCTTCCTTCGATCCTGTGTAATTCTCTGTGTGGACTGTGTTCGTTCGATCCGGGTCTATTGTGTTCACCTTGATCGTGAATTGATCCCCGTTGTTTACTTCGCATCCGAGTTGCCCCCGCCTCCATGACTTCACATCTATACTGCCTAATGTGAAGGAGCGGGTCTTTAGCTTGGCACTTATCGCGGTGGATGTGGTGCTTGCGTTGCCTATTGTTCCCGTGATGTCGGTGGCGGCTTCCTCGATTAAATGCCATCCTTTGTCATTGACTGCAAACAGTCTTCTTCTGGTGGGATCTGCTCCATGTAGTACAGTGACAAAGTCATCGATTACAAAGCCGGATGGAAAACTGTCTATAGATGTCCATGAAGTATTAAGAATGTCATATACAAATATTTTATTATTATCAGTTGCAGAACCTGTAGGTAGTGCGAGGTAGTATTTATTATCAAATACGATACCACATGCTTTCTCAGCAGATGCATAATTTACATCTAAGAATTGATCCTGGATAGGACGGGATAAAGGGATTGCTTCACCACTTACTTTACTGATTGCCACTCCTAAGCCTTTAGCAGGATCTAATCCTTGCTGTAAGGTGTACACGCCATCATCCGAGAGGAAGTAGATTTGTGGTCCACTTGCTGCCACACTTTTTCGAGCTACACATCCACGTTGGCGGGTAATCTCAAATACTGCGGCTGCACTTGTGACTGCACAGTTGTTAATCAAATGGATGCTATTGCGAAAAAATACTATTAACTGATTTTCTAAGTATTCAGTAAATCCTATCAATCGATCAGCAGTGCCTCGATTAATTCTAAATTGTGATTCAGCAGGATAAAAATTATCAGTGTCTAAAATGTCCGACATGATGACAGTGTATGCAGAATCTGATGGTTGTGGTACGATAAGTCTGTTTGCAAAGAATGTACCAAAGTTCGTGCTTGGGCATTCCACTCTTCCTGCTGTGGGTGATCCGTTGTTCTTGAGCGTAAATGCTGTTGGAGTCGAGTAGTCTCCATTCCATTCCATTGGATCTTTGCTTGTGCCACGAAAGAGGATCAGTTTCTCCATTGCTTGCACAAAGCTTGCATTGTCTCCACTTGCGACAGTTTGTCCCCCAGGGTAAGCGATATCTATACCGCTGTTATTCTGATCATTCCAAAGGATAACTTTATTCTTTGTAGCACAGGCTATAAATTCTGTGCCTGATACAGGGTCGGAAAATAATGTGGATGCAAATACTTGCTCATCCCCAGCATAAGTTAAAGTGACTGCTCCAGCTTTGAACTCGATACCTTTACGCACAGAAGCTAAGTCACCATCTAAGCGCATATTCTCGGATGCTTCAACTGTACCACCCTCAAGTGTTGTAGGTTCCAGGTAGGAGTCTATTCCACGAAAACCACGATCCCCATCGGTGAGGATTGGATCATCCATTCTACCCTTTGGTTCGTAGCGTGCCATTACTTTTTCTTAAACTCTTGGTAAAGTTTTCGACCCATGTAAATGATTGTAATAATACCTGCTATGCATCCGAAAAGACTGTCTAGCGTGGATAAGCCAAAGGTTGCCAATGTACCTCCCATTCCAAATATGGATGTGCGGTCAATCATTAGAAAAGCCAATCTAATATTATGATGCCAACAACAAGTCCGACTAACACGGTTATCATTTTACCTTTTTTCGACATATCTAAAAACTTGTCTTTCAATAGTTCTAAATTCTTCATTTGGAGGTGCTTGGTTTTACGGGAAATGGTGCGCGGGTTTGATGCTTTATCGCTTCCGTTTTTGAGCAGTTACGAGCAGTCCTTTTTGCGATAAAAATGGGAATAGCTAAGTATCCGGCAAGCAAGACTGCGGCTCCAATTAATATATTCTTTACAGTGCTTGTGAATTTCTCAAAACCTGTTTGGTGCTGTGCTAGTCCCGCCGTTACTAAGCCTTGCACATCCCCGTGTGTGATGGATTCCACTAACTCTTCATTCGCATCCGTAAGCTCGTAAATCTTTCCACCAGCATAGCCTACCCCTGCTTCCAATGCCGCCCCACCTGGACCTACGACACCACCCAAGGCCGCACCGCCAACCGTTGTGGCGGGGGTTACTAGGGATCGCATCGAACATCCTGTAATTAGCATAAGCACTATAAAGCCTCGAATCACATTAAGGACCGTCAGGACTTGTCCACTCCTCGCCCGCTAGAATCGTAAGAATCTCGGAATGCGAGTATTGAGTTTTACCATCAAGGAACGAAGGCGTGTCACCCTCGTACTTCACGAAGGTCTTAGTACCCGCAGGACTCACATTATATCTAAGCGTATCTGCCGAGGTTTCTAGGACTTGGTCAAAATCGACGGAACTTACTTCCGATGCGTCAATGATTACATAGTTTCTGCTCATATTATTTTAAGTTGGCACATCAGAGGAGAAGGTTGGAGTGTTCTGAAGATTTAAATCAGAACTTGAAGCAGAACCACCATTTGAAACAGTTGAACCACTTCCTTCTTCCATTCGGTACCAATGCGTGAGATTAGCAGAATAAGAACTTAAATCTCCAGCTACTCCGCTGTTATAAATTGCAGATATATTTGAACTTTGATCGTTATCAAAAATAGCTACTTCATCGTGTTTGAAAGAACCCGACTGTATTGTACCTGCTCTACCGTACAAATAATCAATATAAAAATCCGCAGCGGAGGAATGATTACTGCCAGACATCGTTTTTTGTACGCCATTTAAGAAAACTTTATAATTGGTAGCCCCGTCGTGAATATCAGCAACATGAACCCAATCTTCAAAATCAGGCCCAGTATCATACTTATACGAAAGATACATTTCTGCTCCATTACCTACTTCAAAGTACCAAAAAGGACCGTTGGCTGCGTACCATCCTGTATTTTGATGTAAAACCCGAAAGTACTGCCCCCCTGTTGTATCGAAGGTGCTTTTATCGTTAGTATCCACCTGCGTTCCAGGTAAAGTCATTTTTACCCACATACTAATAGTCCACGCAGAGGAGGTAGATAAGGTAATCGGAGTATGTACTCTAGCACCATCGTTGGCCCCATCATATTCGAGGCTACGAGTGTTACTAAATGCACCACCACCGCCACCAGGTACTGCCGCAATGGCGGACGCTCCGAAACTTGGTAATATAAAAGTCATCGGACTTAGGAAGCTGTATCGCCCGCTAGAACATAAACATCGGCCACGCAACTGATTAATCCCGTTACTGCGTACTGTGCCGCTGTCTTCGTATGAGACTGACGATTATAAAGTGTCGAACCTGATGCTGTAAAAGTAATCTGCCCCGCCCCGTATTGGATGACTGAGCAATTAAAGCCTAGTCCTAATCCGCTTGGCAGGGTAAGTGTAATTGCAGATCCGCTAGTGAACTTAATTACCTTGCCATTGTCCCCTGCTAGAAGCGTGTAGGCTGTACCTGTTTGCTCATTGATGCTTGCGTCAAAGTCTTCGAGTTTATT